CGCTTGCGCGAAGCCAATCGTGCAGCGCCGAAGGCGCTTACACTGTACAGCAGTGTGCTACGGTTGAGGGAAGTATGAAGGTGTATATCTACCTAACTTGATTAAATAGATTCGACGGTGGAACGCTTGTCCTATTAATAATAAAACTAAAGTACATATAAATACTTATATGATTTGGTTTTTTTATTAGTTATCGGTCACCGATAACCCCTAGCCAGGAACTGGCTAATGTGTGTTCGAAGAACACATAGTTGGCTGGAACAGCCTACGTATACTGATTTGCGTACTTTTACGCTGTGGACGTGCACAGCGGCGGGAGAGCCCTCGGAACCTGTGGAGAGGACTCTCCTCCCGCACGCACGCCCAGCGCAGGTGTGTCGGTGGTAAGCAGAGGCGTCCCCCGCGTTCTTTGCGAGGGGATGCAGATGAGCGGACAAAGCCGATGTGCGTTCTTTGCGCATCGCGCTGGTGAGGGGACAGAGCGCCCGCGCAGCGGGGGCGACGCCTTGTCTAGCGAAGGAGCAAATCAGGTGTGACTCGCTCTTCGGCGGGGGAGACAGAGTGCGATGCGTGCCCGCAGGGCGCGAGCGCGACAGATTGTCTAGCGATGTAAACGGTGTGGTGTATAGATACACAGCGTCGTGCAGCACAGTAGCGCCCGCAGGGGCGCGGACGCGGAGGGGGCGACTCTAAATTTTGTAACAAGAATAGCAAATCAGAGATGCCCCAAGGGGGGCAAAACACCTCCTACAGTATTTACTACAAGCTTTATGGGAGAAAAACAATACTTAAGGCTCTCCCCCCCCTCTACCACGCTACACAACTCTCCCAAACGCTGCCAAATCGCTGTGTATGGTGTTATATACATAAGCTGGAACAGCACATGTGTGATTGTAACAATCAGCGGTTGTAGTAACTACAACTAATAAAAAAGCAAATCAGATAAACAATATATTAAAAGCGCACTCACCTAATCTGCTGCGTTCGTATAGCCTTCTAAATCGTGCTAATATCATTTTTCGAGGTTGAGCGTAACTTCGCATTTATCTTTTATTTGATTCGCAAAAACAGTTAAAAATTCACTTGACATATACTAATCTACTGCGTATAATAAACTATGTAGTCTACCGAAGTTTAAGACTGTTTTTACAATGTATAAATCGCTAAACCCTTTATTTAACGCGGATGTGGCGGAATTGGCAGACGCAGCAGACTCAAAATCAAAACGCCGACATTACGCTGGGGACAACGTATTTATCAACAAAACAAGCGCTCAAACTTCTATGATTATACTATAATCTACCGAAGAAAAGGAG